TACAATCTCTTCAAAGAAGTCTGGGTTGTCTGGAACACCGTCATTGTCACTGTCGCGGAAACTTACTAACACCTGGAAGTCGTCAACATAACCGTCACTTTCAACAGGTTGTCCAATGATATTCATATAGATATCACTTTGCAACGGTTTGCTGTCGTTTGGTTGTGTGTTCATGGCCAACACATTTATAAAGTCTTTGATAATTGTGCCAGTTCGGCTATCGTAAACCAATTGGTCATCATAGAAGAAGAAACGTGTTTGTAACACACTACCAAAGTTATATGCAAGTCCACGGAATGTCACTGTGTAGTTTTGGTTTTCAACCACAAATTGTGCTAACCAGCTGGCATCTTTGTTTGTGCCTGATGTGTCTCCAGCATAGTCTTGGCTCCAAGTGGCATTGGCATCAAGATTTGTACTGGTGATTAGATACCAAGTACCTGGTTCAATCTTATTGCCCTGTGGCGTGGTAATTTCAGTGCTAGCATATCCAATACCAAAATTACGAAACAACTCAATTTGATCGCCCATCTGTTGTTCTAATGACAATGGCAAATCTGTAATAAAAACAGGAATAATACTGTCAACTACTGCATTTGTTGGCACAAAGTTGTTGAGAGTTACTGGCCCAGCGCCAGACGATAAATTGCCTAGGCCGCCGTTGTATCCGTCGCCAATGATAGCTTGAGGGCTTGCCCAGATTTCTAAACTTTCATCAGGCTTGGTTGGTACTCCAGGTTGTAATCTATTGTTACGATCAAAGTAGTAAGTGATACCATTGATTGTAGGAGCAGTAAATTTAATAATGCTACCAACCTGAATATATTCAAAAACAGTTGTAGTGCTGCCGCCAACAGGAATAGCATTTCCATTGGCGTTTTTAAAATAGCCTGTGGTCTCATTGGCCAATGTTGTGCTTTGTTGCCAGGTGCTCAATGCTGTGGCCGAGTCTGTTATGTTAACTTCAGGTCGCGGAAAGTTAGAATAATAGAACTGCTTCATTGTGGCCTGTCCAATTTGTGGTTGAGCAGTGTTTGTCACAAAATCTGCAATTTCGTTTCGGTTGATCCAAGAGAATAATATAGTAGGAAGAATATTTTGTTCCCATACAGCACCATCACTAGAAAATGTGTTAGTAGACGAGTACTTGCCAGTGTTGTCAACTAGATCCAAATAACGGCTTGTGCCAATTGAACTACGATTCAGTGCTTTGGATTTGATAATACTATTATAAGCAGTGTACGGAAACAGATTGTAGTCTTCGCCGTTGACCATGCGGTTCTGTGTGTAGTATCTAGCAGGTGCACGTTGCTTGATTGCATCAATTGTTTCACGAGCTTGCGCATTACTCACTGGTTGAGTGATACCACAAGTGAATGTAATTGTTTGTACATTACCATTACGGTCAGTGTAGCTGATTGGCAACGTGACATTTTGCATTTCTTCTGGATTGATAATGTACTGCAAGCCATTTGACGCACGAGTGTAACAACGGAAGATACCCACAGGAATTTCTGAGAACACACCATCGCCAAATACCAAAGTAATTTGGTCATTGCTACGACTGGTGGTAGAATAGATAGGCCGCAGTAATACAGTTTGTTCTGCGGCTGCGGTGTACACACTTTCTACATATTGCCATTCGCGGTTGACATTACCTACGTTGGTAAGTTCAAACAACCAACGATCCTCATTGTTGACGCCTTCCACGTTGATGTTCACAGTACGATTGCTTGTGCGTTCTGCCAAGTTAAAATCTGTATTCTGCAATGTTCCTTGCTTGAACATAAAAAAGTAACCAGTATTGGCAGAACTAAAACCCAGCTGATCATTACGGAATAACACATTAAAACTTGTGTTTGGCACTGGTGGTGGTTCGTACAAGTAATCACGTCCAGCACTAGTAGATGTGGTTGCTTCGAATGGCATGTTGACGCCATCAACTGTGGCAGTATAAGGAATAACAGGCAAAAACCCTGGCACTAGATTCACTGCATACTCAGCCGTGTCCACGCCTAATAATGTTTGTCTGTTGCCTGGACGGCCAACACGTTGGGTATCAACCAAGGAAGCATTGATAATTGCTGTGAATTGTTCTTGCCAGTCTGGATTTGTGGGATCAGCCCAGTCAACTGTGACGTTGGATAAGTTGACTCCGTTGTAGTCCACAACGTTTTCTGTTGTGGTAACATTGAACACTTTCAACAGGCCTTGGGCGGCTGTGTTGCGCTTGGGACTGTAGCTCACTAGGTTAGCCAGTCGCACAACTGAATCACGTCGTTCCGCTGTGTCTAGATAATTTTCACGAGTGTTAAGGTCAGTACGGAAAGCAAGTGATTGGCCCATGAACGCAATAATGTCCAAGAGCGCAATAAATTCACTTGATTCAATGTAGTCATTGAATGTTTCTGGATAATACAAACGTAGATAATCTACAAAACTCTTGCGTAGAGTTTCAAAATCGTAGCTTTGAAAGTCTGCTTCTCTATACGTTTGATAGATCTGCTTCCAATCTTCTACACCAAATATTGCCGTCTGTCTTGTGGTTGTTGCCATTGTTCTGTAACCTTCTTGTCACTAAAGTATTTATGGTTACTAAAAACGGCGTAGTTATACGTAGGAGGCTACTCGTTGTTGCTGGTCAAAGAAAATGCTGAGTATTTCTGCATTTTGTGTAGGTACCACAGTGATTTGTATTTCAATCAAGATACCATTTTCTTGTGGATATGTTTGTACGTCACTGATGTAGATACGTGGGTCGCCGCCTGCCACACGCTGTATTTCTGCTTCTATTCCGTTTTGAGTTTGAGTAGTCTGTGGTTCAAACAAAAAATCCCAAATTACTGTGCCATATGCCGGACGACCAGGCAGTTGTCCCTGGCGGATATTGAACGCATTTAGCAGGTCTCGTTTGATCAAATCAAAGTCAGTCAACGTAAACTTTTTGTATTGATTAATGGTGTTAAACCCAATGAATGTAGTCATGATAATATTTATATGCTTTGCGTTTCGGCTTTAAATCGTCGAATATTTTCAAGATCGGTATCTAGCAATTCAATCAAGGCCTGAGCGTTTCCAAGTGCCAATCGTGCTTTTGTAGCCAACGGTTTGTTGCTGGCTGCTACAGATGTTGCCAACGCATCTAGCTTGCCAATAAGTGGTGTGACTTCAGATTTCAATGCTGTTATTCTTGCTTCTCTAGCGTCGACATTATCAGATGTCAGTGGCTCAGAAATAATTGCCAGATCCTTGTTTCCGATAGTACTGAGTTGCTTGCCAATTTCTTTTAATTCTTGCTCGGCTGCAGGGTTTGGAGTTCCTTTGCTGAAGTTCAAACTGGGAATCTTATCGTTGCCAATCACTCTACCAACAGCGGCATTGAGAGTTGTTTTATTAATTGTTCCCACAGATCCTGTAACTTGTTTGATATTCAATGACTCGTTGGCTATTTTTTCATCCACTAAGTTTACCGCAAACGATGCGTCCTTGGCTGTTTGATTAAACTTTGCAACAAGACCTGAACTCAGATCTGCTGTTTGCCCTTTGGCCCAGGCAAGTGTTGCAGTAACATCCTTGGCTGCATTTAATGCAACTCCGCTGAGTACTTGTACTGATAATTGATCTACAGGAAGTCCTAGAGATTTAACTTGAGCTAGTCCAGTAGTCATTAGAGTCTGTTGTACTTTGGTTTGTGCTGCCGGGTTAGTCAACATGTTTTGAACCTGATTAACACCATCTTTGCCAGTCCATACAGAAGGACTGTTCAACACACTGGTTATGGAATTTTGTCCTGCAGAAACATATTTGGCTGCCATGCCCGGTTTGATATATCCTGCTTTTTCTAGTTGATTAACATCAAGTCCAAAATTACCAGCGCCGCCAAAATTACTTACAATGTTTGTTGGCTGGTTTACCAGCTTGCTTGCCTGTGCCAGTGTTCCGGTAACCTGTGAAGTATCTAACTTTCCAATGCTGCCAAGTGCCGGCAATGCTTTGACAAAGTTGCCTGGATTGATTCCGTTGGCAACTCCAGTCTTGGCAAGTGCAGAGGTAATGCCGTTGGTTGCTTTGGAAACTGACGCTCCTATACTGCTTATGCCCGAGGTCAGTTGAGATTGTGCTGATTTTAATCCATCAGCTACTTGTGTGGCCGCGTTCAGTACATCACCAGCTTTGAATCCTGTCAGTCCACCTGTCTTGACTTGTTTTTCAAATATAGCCTGGGCCTGCGCTTGTGTTAAGGTGTTAGGGCCGGTGATTTTAAATGTTTTTGCACTGTCGGCATCTACTGGGGCGCCTGGTACTTGATCAATGTTAAATGTAAATGTTCCCATGTTATTCTGCCTGTATTTCTATGCCTTCGGGAACAGGTTCTGCTCCTGGCGGTGGTGGGGGTTTGCCTTGTTCAAGACTCAGCTTGACATCAACACCTTCATTGTGATAACTGTAAGGCTCGTGAGTAGGAGCACGGCTCACAATGCTTTCAAGTCCGTCTGTTACAGTTTGCCACCCTTTGCTAGTATCAAACTCTGTGTCGTCCATTACAGTTTTGACCACTGGTTTTGGCGAAGTTACTGAGGCTGCACTTGGTCCGTTTAGATCAATACCGCCTGCAGAGAATGTCAATGTACTGCCGCCTTTCCAAGAACCATTTGAGCTATCCAGTGCTAGTGATCCATCTGACTTGATTCCAATATAACTTTTACTGTACAATATTAAATTTTCTTGGGCAGTAGCGGTCAATGACATTTCTGCTTCCAGGGTGATATTTTCTTTGGCCTTGGCTGTGATATTGCGTCCTGCGTACATGTTGATATCTCGATCAGCATGCAAATTAATGTCGCCACGAGTGCGAACATTTACAGAGTTTGTGGCAAACACATCTACTGTGCCTTCGGATCCAAACTCCAACCATGTGAGTCCGTTGGCATGTGTGATGTAGAAGAAATCACCAGAGTCGCTCATGGTGATCTGGTGACCTTTGGCTGTTCGCAAACGGAACAAGGCATTGTTACCATCCGTGTCGCCATCATCCATCACTAGAGTGTGTCCACCCATGCGGCCAATGACTTTGACATCTTGTGGTTTTAGTTTTCCTGCGTCAATGCGATCTCTAATTTCACCAGGCTTGATACCACCTTGATAAACTGCCACACCTGGAGTACTGACTCCAAACACTGCACTAGGAGATTCACGTTGACAACTGCTAGCAATAGGACCGCGTTCAGGATCATTTATCAGGCCTTGTTGGAATAGTGCGGCTGCCACAACACTGTGAACTGGTTTTTGTTGTTCAAAGAATCGTGGATTGTTAATTATTGCAATGTTAGTGTCATTGATTTCTGTAACAGGTGCTTGGGTAGCATCTGCCAAGTACACTTTTTGATTTTCATTTTGTGGAACAAAGTTTGGTGCTGGGGAAGAGCCAATGGCTGGAATCATGTGATTGATTCCTTGTTCAGGCACAACTCCAATATAAAAACCTTGATCTCTGTCGCCGTTGATGAATATACAAACAACAGTAACTCCAAGATCAGGAGGAGTGAACCACATGCCATAACTGTTTCTATTGCCAGGATATGTTCCTGCTCCTGAACTGGTTCCTGACTTGGGTGTGGCACCATAGAAGCTAGGCAAGTAATCTACTGTGGTCCACTTGGTATCATCCGTCATGTTGCCGTCGTTGAAGTTGGTAATGAACACTTGTAATCGCCCTGCTCGTGTGGGATCAATGTTGTTCATTACTATACCCAAGAACGGACCGTTCTCTGATGGGTAGCCGCCGCGGTCTAATTTATAATTCCCGGGACGTCCACGACTGCGTTGTGTATTTTCTGCCATTGTAGGTCCTTAGAAGTCTTTCCAAATTGTTTGTACTGTATCGTCTGTCTGCGGTTCAGCGTTGGCATCAATAAAATTCTGATCCACTCCCATCTTTGGTGGTGCCAGAAACTGATTTAGGCCAATGTCCTGACCATCACTGCTGGATGTGGAATTTTGTTGAGGACCCGGAGATGAGTCATCATTAGGTGTGGTACTGGTGATTGATGCACTGGCTGTTTCGGTGTTATCAACTTGTGCTGGTGCTTGTTTTGCGCCTCCAGCTTTGGCGGTTGATGCAGTGTCTTCTGATCTGCCATTGGACCCGTCGTTTGCAACTCCGTTACTTGGTTGTGTTACTGCGTTCTTTAAGTTTTCAACAGGATACACATACAGCGTTCCGTCAATGGTTTGTTCAAATCTTCCTTGTCGGAATTCAGATACACATTTAGTTGCTAGATACACATAGCTGTTGAGTGGTTTTCTAGCACCGCCTTCACGACCGTAAGGATTGGCCAGGCCAGTGGTTATGTCATAGTCTTGCGGTCGTTGCCACTCAATTGAAAACATCACCTGTTGTGAATCAAAATTTATAGTGCCGTCGGGCAAGAATCCACCGTAATTAAAGTTGCCAATTCCAACTCCGGCGGCCACACTGCCTTGTTGAATCCATCCTGGGTCGCCCACAATCTTAACTTTGCCTTTGGCCAGGTCACTAGGATTGTACAATGACTCTGCTGCATTTGCACCAATCTCGTTGGCATCCGACTCTGCGCCTGATCGTGTTTGATCACTAGCAGCCTGCCATGTGTATTTTGTCAACTCTCTCATGCTACTGGTGTATTTTTTTCTTAACGCGGCCAGAGCATTGTTTCCTGGCTCGCTGCCAGTCATGGTCATGTTGTACATGTAATTGAATGTGGCTTGATAATCTAATACGTCAGTGTTTTCACCGGTGAACCAATAGCTATACTGCTTGTGTATTCCGGCAAATTTAGGAATAGGATAAAATTTACTATTGAAGTTTTGTACTCTGTAGGGACTGACGATATATCTGATGGTATAAGAATAATCATTACGTTCATAATCATAAGGTCCTGGAATTGCTTCCATGGTAATTTCGTACCAATTTAAGGTCGCTCTGGCTGGTACTTTGTTTTTAGATGACGTTTCGTCAACTCCTTCTTTGTCCATTTTTTCTGGGTCAGGAGTTTCTGAATTTTGCACAGCCGCTTGTTTATAGATATAACTGCTGTTGCGAATTGTTAGATCAATGGCCTGCAACAATTGTTGGCCTGCAGTGATATTAAAATTTCTCACAGTGTTGTCAGTTCGTTGTCTAGCAGTGTCTTTGCTTGTGGGATCAACAGCCGCTGCCGGTGCCATTGGACTGGCTCTTTGATTTTTTATTTTACCTGGCAGTGTGATTAGTGCATCTCTGATGGATTCTGCTCCGTTGGCAAACACCAGCTCATATTTGTCAGCATGTTGATAAACACCGCTGGCCACACGCTCGGCTTGCAAATCATTCATGGCACCCATGAGTCCAGCGGTAATAGTTTTCTTTGGGGTAGGAGCGGCTGTGGCCTTTGCCGGACTAGCCAATGCCGTACCGTCGAGTGAGTTCAAACCTCCGGTGGCGCTGTCCGTTCGTCTGGGATCATTTATCACTCGTCCGCTTGAATCTGTATTAGCGGTTGTGAATGCGCCTGGCGAGGCAGCAGTTGTGGCACCAGTACCGTACTTGGCGGCACCACCTAATAAGCCGCCCACAGTTGAATCACTCAACTCAAGATCAAACGGCACTGTGCCGCGGGCAGTTGTCCCAGCAATGTTTTGACCTACTGGTGCTCCTTCAAATTCATAACTTACCAGTTTGTTGCTCACTCCCCAATTGATTTTTTTGATAATAAACGGAACAAACTTTTCACAAACGGCATTGGGATCACTTAGGCCATCTTTGCCTTTGGCTCCTGGTCGTATTAAATTTCCTGCTTCGTCGTAACCATACCAACGTATGACCATGAGATATTGTGCCGCGGTATAGTTGATAGCACCTGCTTTGTTCTTGGGTGCTAGATCTTGTACTGCTTGATACAATCTATCAAGCAATGTGATGCCGCCAGGCTCGACCACGGTAAATTTTATATTGGTAACCATGTGTGCGGCGCTGGTTTGTTTGCCCGGAAACATGGTTTCAAGTGTGATATTGTCAATGTAAAAATCATCAGGAAAAAATGGATTGCGGCCAGCGTCAGGATCTTTAGCACCCGGAGTGGCCACGTTTGCTGCCAGGCCAATGCCCTCGGCCTCTAAATCTGATTGTGTGGCTGCGTTTGCTGTTCCCAATGCGCCTTTTGCACCGCCAACATTGGTTGGTGCTCCGCCTGTTTGAAATAGCAAATTATAACCGTTGACTTTTTTCTGTTTGTTTTTTATCAATGTTTCATATTGTGTTGGTGTCAACAAATACACAGAAGCATTGTATGTTGAGGTGGCAAACTTACTTAGAATGTTGGGCTGTGGTGTAATAGGCTGTGGATCGTTAAATCCGTTGTTGGTTTTTACAGCCTGTGATTCAGGAGTAGGCGGAATATTATCATCAACTTGTCCAACCCCGGTAGTGGTAGGTGCTTCTTTGCCAACATTGGTATTGGGATCAGATGCGGTATCTGTTGGTGGTGCCGGCATGGTCTGACCTGACACTCCGTTGTAGGTGGCCTGTGTTGTGTCAAATGTTTTGGTAGGCTGATCAGTTCCTGTACTTGATTCTCCCACGTCTGGTTGTGTGGCATTGGTTGGGGTAGTTGTTGCAGGTGGTACACTTACTCGTCCATCTGGCCCTGCTTGTAATGGCGGCGGCTTGCTGGGATTTGGTATTTGATCATCGTTGACAGTTTGACCAGCACTGGTGCCCGGAGTAGGTTGTATTGAATTTAACTGTGCTTCAAGCGCCTGTACCTGTCCCGGGATAGTTGATACTTCAGCAGTATATCTTGCAATAATAACTTGATTACTTTGCAAATTTTTGTTTAGAGTTGCAAGTCCGTTTTGTGCAATGCGATAACGGTTTTGTAAACTATTAATTTGTTGCTGGATTTCTGCCGCGGTAGCCATATGTTAGAATCCCAATGATGTTTTAAGAGTATTAAGTTTGGGCAAGAATATCTTTACACCTGACTTGAAATCCAAGGGCGGTGCTGTGAGTGTGTTGGGATTGCGTTGATAGAACACCCACCACAAGGCAGCATCTTGATACAAGTCAAATGCCAACAGGTCTGGACGATACTGATATGTTTGATTAATAATGAATTCCAAGTCATCAGTTTCTTTGGGAATAGGTCGATTGACCATGACATCTAAAAAGAATTGACTGTAGCCAGTTTGATAGTATGGACTTGTTGATACGTAGTTAGACATTACCAGAATCCTCCCTTGATCAACGCACCCGATGCAAACTCTTTCATGTTGAACTGTGTGCTCACTTGACTGCGTGTGTTGATTGGCAACAGTGTAATGCTGAGTTCAATTTTAGTTGGTACGTAGGTTGCCTGCGACGTGTTGTTGATGTTTTGATTTATCATACCCGGTGTTGGAGGAGTTGCAGTAGCGCCCACTGGTGGTTTGGTCAGTGTTCCTAACAATCGAGTCAAACTAGCAGATCCCAAAGTAGGAGCAATTGCACCTGTTCTAGCACGTTGTGTCAACAAATTTGTACCATAATTGTTAGGAGCATCTGCTCTTATATAGTCAACATCAGGTGGTAGGCTGTAGTTAAACTGCGATACCACACAGGGGTGATTGTTAAATTGATAAGCACCTAGACCACTTAGATAAGTCAGTGGAGGTGGTGCACCACGATAGGCATCTTTGGCACCGTAGAACATTTTGGTTACACTGCGGAAAAAGTGAATCACTGCCAACAAGTATGCAGCCTCTTGTGTGTCCTGTGCCGTGAATGTGGCACGAATGTTGATGTCATTCACACGACTGTTTTTGTAGAAGTATCCACGAAAGTTTGAGTGTGTGAGATCATACATTTCATAGTTGGCGTTGTATGATGTTTCAATTGACGGAGTGTAGGGAAATATAACTCCGTCGGTGTCGTATAATGGTTTCAATATTCCAGCGTCAATTCCGTCTTTGCCAGCTTTGTACAGGTAGTTTGCGGCAGGTGCAAGTTGTAGTCGTACACGCCAGTCTGCGCTGGCAGGTTGTTTGTACCGTGCTTGTAGTGTGGCTTGGTTTTTGGCATTGTCTTTGGCAGCGGCTGTGTCGGCTGCATCTTGATCGTTGATTTGATCTTGTATGCCTTGTGTGGTTCCGTCATCTTGCGGCAAGCCTTCGTCATCACTTGAATTAACGTCTGTGGCTTCATATTGTTCGGCAGCTTCGGCTGCAGCTCTTTCTATTTCGTCATCTACATCAATGCCGGCATTGGCAATGGCTTCGTCAACTTCTTCTGGAGACAACACTGGCAGCTCTTGTTCATCATTTTCGTTGGCTGCAATTTGTTCATCAATGTTAGTAAATTCATCCACAGCTTCTGGTTCAAAGTTTTCAACACCTTCGGCTGCAGCTCTTTCTATTTCGTCATCTACATCAATGCCGGCATTGGCAATGGCTTCGTCAACTTCTTCTGGGGACAACACTGGCAGCTCTTGTTCAATATTACTATTTTCAAATTCATCCACCACTGTAGGATCACCAGCTTCAAACAATGCCTCAGTTTGTTCTTCACTTAATTCTGTGACTGTTTCGTCAACTTCAACAAACGAATCAACCAGTCCTGGTTCAGCACCGTCAAACAATGCGTTGGTTTCTTCTTCGCTTAATATAGTTAGAGTAGTTTCTGACTGAACTTCTGCATTGGCGTCAAGAAAATTCTGATCCACAGCAGTTTCTGGATCATTGTCAGCAACTACTGGCGCTCCTAGCTCATTGCTATTAGCAGTAAATGCATCAGAATTTTCTGTAAGTACTCCTTGGTTAGTTACTATAGAGTCTGACTGCTGTTCATTGTTTACTGTAGCACTATCAATATTGTTTTGTGCTTCATCAATTACGGCGGCGTTCTCAGCAATGCTGGCACGCTGTGCGGCATTGTTGGCCTCAAGTTCAGCTCGACGATCATCAGGCAAGTTATCATCTGCTAGTTCAAGATTGTTTTGATCAATGATTGCCTGTGCTTGTCGTTGTTGTTCTTGTGCCGCTGCCTGCGATTCTTCATTGGCCAAGATTTGACGATTGTTACTTTGAATGTTTTCTTCTGCTCGAACAATTTCACCTTGTGCGCCCACAATGTTTTGTAAATTTTGGTCTTCATCATCTGTTAAGGCAGGATTTTGAACCAGAAGCTTGGCAGCATCTTGTGCTGTGGCCGAAGTATCAACAGGTGTAGTTGTACCAGTGGTAGTGCCTGTTTTTGTAACTGATGGTTTTGTTGTTTTTCCGCTAAAACTGAACAATGAACCCAATGATGACAATGCAGTATCCACCAGCGGAATACCAGTTTTAACTGTACCAAATCCAGGAGTAGATGCCAGTACGGATCCAGGCAATTGCGGAATGCCCAATCTAGCACGAATGTAAGGATCAGTGGGATCTGCTCCGCCTAGATCTTGTAATTGTTTGGGAGTCAAGCCAGCATACGGATCGTTGAGTTGTGCCGCTATGGTAACAGCAGGATTGGGTGTGGCTGCTCTAGGATCAAACACGCTCTCGCCAACATCTTGTCTAGGATCAAACACTGATTCAGTTATGGGTATTTCACGTAGAGTATCTGCTCCCACATTGGTGTTGGGATCTGAAGCCGCATCCACAGTTCCTATGCGCTCTGCACGTGGAGTATCTGCACCTGCATTTGTGTTAGGATCGCTAGCAGGGTTAACCGGCGTCTGCGTCTCTGGTGGTCCTTCTTGCTGACTTAGCACACTGGTCACAGGATCAAAGCTGTAGTTGCCAATTTCGTTCAATGGAATGTCAGCCATGATCAAGGCTTCGTCGTAGGGAATGCCCTGCAATATCAGTTTGTTAAATTCCGCCGCCTTTGCTGGATCGTAGCCGTTTGCCATATGTGTGTTCCTATATGTTATTTACCGGGTTTAAAATGTGTGCCGTTTATCCATAATCAGTTAAACAGGTTGACAAATGTTGTAAATATGCTACACTATATTATATTTTAGGAGTTCATACCAAGTATGTCTTTATTGCCCAAGCCGGCCGCCAAGGTCAACTATCTCAACAACAGAGATATTTTAAAAGAAATTCACCACAGCAAAAACACTTACTGCTGGTATCGCGACAGAGATCTCGATCATCAGTTTGATTTAATACTTCCCAGTGTTGACAAAATCAATCAGCGTACCATAGTTGATGCTCGTAAAAACCGTGCAGACCGTATCAAACGCGAAACAGGTGTGGTCATTGATCAAAAGAAAATACCCAACACTGATCTTGTGTTTCGTATCACTTGCTGGGATCATATTCCCAAAGCACCCAAGAAGATCACCAAGGCCGAAGCCAAAAAGAAAAAACTAGAAGAAATACTGGATCTCGACGACGCCGTAGAAGATGATCCACTAGCAGATTTGATTGATGTGCCTGTGCTGAACATGAACTATGTGCGATTGAACTTTCCACCATTTGAACACTATCGATTGGATGAAAATAAAACTCCTTTTATGGTTGGGCGTAGTCACTGGCGTGGCGATTTAGAAACAGGCGAGTTCTCTCGTGATCACGGCAACATGACACGCAAACTTGCCATGATGTTTATGAAACTGTGCGAACGTTATGCCACACGGTCAAACTGGCGTGGCTACACCTACAATGAAGAAATGCGCGGACAAGCATTGTTACAGCTCAGTCAAATTGGCCTACAGTTTGACGAATCAAAATCACAAAATCCCTTTGCCTACTACACGGCAGCTATCACCAATAGCTTTACTCGAATCCTAAACATCGAAAAGAAAAATCAAAACATCCGTGATGACATTTTGGAAATGAACGGATTGAATCCATCATGGACTCGTCAGAATTCTGGCAAGGCTGGCATGGCAGCCATGTCCGGACCGGTTACTAGTAGCTTAGATGACTGATGACAAAAACACTACATTTGTTTAATCCAGTAGTAGATTTTGGATTAATAAACTCAACATCTGTATTAATTACCAATACAAACATCAAGGTTGTTGCTGATCAGTATCACACTTCATTAGGCGATTTGTCTGCAGAAGAAATTATTTCTATTAGCAAACATTTTGATGTTGTAAATTTTGTACAAGATCAATTTGATATCAACTCAGATCTTTATAGAGAAACTGTACTACTATTGCAATTTCTCAAGCATAGATGTCGTGTAACTAATTTTCACGGTGGCCGAGCAGTTGTGTTCACAGATGCCAATCAACAATTATCAAGACACAACAACGATCCAGTTGTATGGGTGTTTGGTTGCAGTCATAGTGCCGGAGTTGGATTGTTACCAAAAGAAAAATCGTTTGGTGTGCTACTAGGTGAGGCAATTGGTATACCTTCAAAAATTATAGCTAAAGGTGGTAGTTCAACTCATTGGTCGTTTCGTCACCTTGTCGAAGCAGATATACAACAACAAGACACAGTAGTATGGCAACTAACTACTCCCGAAAGACTAACACTATTTCAAAACTGCCAATCAGTTGAAGCCCAATTACGCAACTCTCGAGAGTTATTAAAAGTATACAACGACGACATTTTGTTTTTTAATCAACTGTCAATGTTGCAAGCTGGGGCAAAATATCTTCGATCTAAAAAATGTAAATTTGTCATAACTAGTATACTAGCTGGTTCTAATCAATATAGATCTAGATATCTGCATGAATACCTGACACACCCAGAATATTGTTATTCTCCAGATTATATTGTGGATTTTGGCACAGACGGGGTACATGTTGGTCCTTTGAGCCACCAGGCTCTTGCTAAATGCCTACTAGATCATGTACAATTGCTATATGACAAATCTATTTAAAAAAGCCGCAATCTTCACAGACATCCACTTTGGCCTAAAGTCAAACAGTACGTTACACAACGAAGACTGCTTGGCTTTTGTCAAGTGGGCCACCGCTAAAGCCCAGGCAGAGGGTTGCGAAACCTGTTTGTTCTTAGGCGACTGGCACAACAACCGGTCCAGCCTAAACATTGTTACACTCAACTACAGTCTCCAAGCATTGGAGCACATGAGTGCCAACTTTGAGCGTGTTTATTTTATTCCCGGTAATCACGATCTATATTATCGAGACAATCGCGATATACAAAGTGTGGAGTGGGCAAGGCATCTACCTAATGTTACTATATGCAACGATTGGTTCAGCAGTGGTGATGTGGTTATTGCTCCCTGGCTGTGTGGTGACGATCACAAACGCATACCAAAACTGTCAGGCAAGTACATGTTTGGACACTTTGAACTGCCCGGCTACATGATGAATGCCATGGTAGAAATGCCAGACCACGGCGAGATCCGCAGAGAAGACTTCAACAACTTCGAACATGTATTCACTGGACACTTTCACAAACGTCAAACCAAAAAGAACATCACCTATATTGGCAACTGCTTTCCGCACAACTATGCTGACGCTGGTGATGATGATCGCGGATTAACTATTTTAGAATGGGGGCAGGATCCTGTACATCATGCTTGGCCTGACCAACCTAGATATCGTGTGCTAGGCCTGAGCTCGGTTATTGACAACGCTGCCACGCTACTTGCAAAAGACATGCATGTTCGTGTGCAACTAGACATTGAAATCAGTTATGAAGAAGCTAACTTTATCAAAGAAACATTTATTAAACAATATCAACTGCGAGAAATGGCATTGATTCCCAACAAAAACTCTGGTGTAGATACAGACATGGCACCTGGAGAAGTAAAATTTGAATCTGTGGATCAAATTGTAACAGATCAACTTACTAACATCGAGTCAGAGTTCTACGACAACAAATTGTTACTAAGGATTTATCAAACATTATGAAAATTGGAATCATTGGATTAGGTGTAGTCGGACTAGCTGTTTACCAAGGCTTGGGACAGGTTGGTAATGATATGTATTTTTATGACATTGCTCACCCCGACACCTCTATAAATGACGTAGTAACCACTGATATCATCTTTGTTTGTGTGCCAACTGACACCAGCAACGGACATTGCGATCTGACTCAGATTTATCAGATTGTTCAGAATCTCAATGACTTAATGTACTCTGGAATTATTGCTATTAAAAGCACTGTGTTACCTGGCACCACCGAATCATTGATTGGGCAATATCCTAATTTAAAAATTTGTATGGTTCCAGAATTTCTAAGGGCCAAATCTGCACTTGCAGATTTTGTTAATAATCACGATGTACTGGTAGTCGGTACTGATAACAACTATGTTTACGAACAAATTGTTGCTAGCCACAGACTCATTCCCAAATCTTCTAGTAGAGTAACACCTACTGAAGCAGAAATAGTTAAATATTTTTCCAACTTGTATAATGCATTAAGAATTGTATTTGCCAACAACATGTTTGAAGTTTGTCAAAAAACAAAAGCTGATTATCAAAACGTGTTGCAAGCTATTACTAAAAAACGCGGAATCCTTCCAGACTACTTGCTTTGTAGTGCCAATTATAGAGGATTTGGCGGGCATTGTTTGCCCAAGGATACCGAAGCATTTGCTTCGTTTGCACAGTCTTTAGGTCTGACAGATTTAAATCTGTTTTCAGCTATTGTTAACGACAACAAAAATTTTAAATGAAAATATTAATTACCGGAAGCGAAGGCAGTTTGATGCAAGCTGTCATTCCAAAACTTCTAAAACAAGGGCATACCATAGTCGGAATTGATAACTTGTATCGACATGGCAAGGTTTCTACTTTGGCAAATCAAGATTACAAGTTTATCAATCAAGACCTAGCTGATCGGCAAGCAACTGCTGATCTTTGTCAGGGGTTTGACGTTGTGTTTTTAGCGGCAGCAAAAATTTACGGTGTCGGAGGGTTTAATCACTATTGTGGTGATATCATTGCCGACGACACTGCGATTCAAGGCAACATATTACAAAGCTGTGCCAAGCACAATGTTAAACATGTAGTGTACATTAGTTCTAGTATGGTATACGAATCTTGCATTCAAGACCCCCATTATCCAGTGACTGAAGATTTAGTCAATGACTGTGTTGTTCCTAAAACAGACTACGGCTTGAGCAAGCTGCTCGGTGAGAGAATGTGCCAGGCATTTTATAAACAATACAGCATCAACTACACAGTGTGGCGGCCTTTTAATATTATTACTCCGTACGAAAAGTCTATGCCCACACAAGGCTTTAGTCATGTGTTTGCAGATTTTATTAACAACATTCTAGTTAACAAACTCAATCCGTTACCAATAATTGGAGACGGCAATCAGATTAGATGCTTTACATGGATTGACGATGTTGCTGAAATTATATCTCGATACAGTTTTGATGATCGCGCACTTAACCAAGCATTTAACATTTGCAATGTTGAGCCTGTTACTATGAAACAACTTGCTGAAAAGATTTTTCATTGGCAAGACTCTACCGACCACTTGGAATTTCAAACAGTCAAGGAGTACTCGCATGATGTTTTAGTCAGAATTCCATCAGTTGATAAGTTGTCGTTAACCTTTGGCAAATATCACTATCAAACTATAGATCAAAGTATTCAACAGTGTGTTCAAGGTATCAACAGTTGAAACCTAATTTTTTGTTTGTGCGCTTCAACGAAGGAGCTGCCGGAAAGTTTCTTCTATCATTACTAATGGGCAGTCGATCCGTAGCACATTTTGATCAATCAATTGAAGAAAATAAAACCAATGATCAACTACTGTCTTACGTGCGCAATTCGTTTAGTTCTTTTGATTCATGGTTAAAGACTGAGCCAAATCCAGTGACTCCGTGGAATATACATTGGATCAGTAACAAAATGGCCCGTGGCAGTAGCCAAACAATTACCGACTTTAACACTCAACTGCAAACAGATGCTAGCGAATATTTTTGGAAGTCTGTTAGTATCAACAAGCACATTTTGATTGTAAACAACAAACCAGTCCCTCCTGTGGCCTATCAGAATCTAGCACCGTTGGTTATTATCAATGATCAACCATCCTTGAGATTTTTAAGAAAGTCGCTTTGGTTTAAACACTACGGTGTCAAAGATAACAAAATTTATCTCAAGATTAACAATCCTGATATGTATCCAGAACCTACTAGATCCATCATGAAGGGATTCAACAATCCAATGTTTGTAGACGAGAGCGTGTTTAGTTTTTATCGTCGAGTACTATGGAACAATCCAAACACTAAATTTTTTGCAAATCAAGCTAACTTTCCAGAGAACAGTATTTTTATCAATCTGAGCGAAATTTTAGATATAAACAAACTAGTGCCTGCAATAGACTTGTTGTGTAAACAATTAGGTATTGCACCCATTGATCATGTTTATCTACAGCAAGCACATGCCCATTGGATAAGATTACATATTTTTAAATTTTAAATGACTCATCAAGATTTTATCAATGCCGATGTCAATGTACTCAATGTGTTCAATCTGCTGGACTATGATCAGAATTTTGATCTGCTGGTTGAACAGTTAACTGCTGTAAAAAAAGACCAATATACACCATCTGATAAAATCATAATACTGCATAACGATACAGAATACTTCTATTACGGAAACAAGTTAGGGTTTACCATGCACAATCTATTAACTTGTTGGAGAGACTTGGATATCCCATATCATGTCATGGTAGTTTATACCAATCACAGTGATCTTGATGCTGCCATTGATCCGTTTATTGTACATCAGCGTGATCGTCCGTTGATTATACCAACTTTAGTTAATAACCATTCATGGAACGGAGTGCTTGCTGTGCCGACGTTTATAGCGTCTAAAAAAATTTCACACAGTGCATTTTGTTTGTTAGGTGTTGAAAGACAACCTCGTACTAAATTTTTTCAATACCTTGTAAAAAATAACTTATTTGACTACATCAAGGTGAATTATAAGTCTAAATTTCATAAAAAATTAAGATCCAACTCTGTTGGCACCAAGCACCTGCACAACCTAGTGTATCCATCAAAGAGTTTGTCAAATATGATATACACATCTCCACATCGTATTAACGAGACATGTTTTTCGCAAAGTCAATATAACGATATTATAGACTTAAATTCTTTTAGAGACTATCCTCGCAGTGACCTAGAAGGCGACTCTAGCAACTTCTACAATGATTTTTTTCTTGAAGTTGTATTAGAGACTGTGTTTGATTACCCTCATGTTTTCATTAGCGAAAAAACGTTAAAGCCATTATTGTTCAAAACTCCGTTTGTACTTTTCTCAGCCAAAGGCACACTAAGGTATCTAAGAAAACATGGGTTTAAAACTTTTGACAACTTTTGGGATGAAAGTTATGACAATGAATTGGATCCGCAGTTAAGATTTTTAAAGTGTTGCAACGTTGTACAGAGCATTATAACTAAACCGATTAGCGAGCTGGTTGACATGTACCAAGCTATGACACCTATCTTAGAACACAATCGTGCTCGGTTGCTCGAATACGTTGAAACAGAATACAAACCCCTGTATAATAAAATCAACCTATGATTCAAATTAAAAATTTAACTGTTAAGAACTTTATGAGTGTGGGCAATGCCACACAGGGCATTGACTTTGATCGCAACGATCTTACGCTTGTGCTAGGAGAGAATCTGGATCTTGGTGGCGACGGTTCTAGAAACGGTACAGGCAAGACCACAATCATCAATGCGCTGAGTTATGCCCTGTACGGCCAGGCCTTGAGTAATATCCGCAAAGACAATCTTGTGAACAAGACCAATGGTAAGAACATGCTTGTGAGTCTGGATTTTGCTGTTAACGGACAAGAATACAAGATTGAGCGTGGGCGTAAACCCAACGTGCTACGATTCTATGTAAACAATGAGGCTCAGGTAGCCACAGACGAAGCTCAAGGCGACAGCCGAGAAACACAAGATGCCATCGAACGTGTGATGAATATGAGCCACGACATGTTTAAACATGTGTTGGCGTTGAACACTTATACCGAACCATTCTTGAGTTTAAAAGCCAATGACCAACGCAACATCATTGAACAGTTGTTGGGCATCACCTTGCTTTCGGAACGTGCAGACGCCATCAAAGAACTCAACCGTCAGACCAAAGACAGCATCTCACAAGAAGAATTCCGTATCCGCGCCGAGCAAGAAGCCAACAAACGCATCGAAGAACAGATCGAAAGTTTGAAACGCAGGCAAGTGCTTTGGCAAAAAAAGTACGACAGTGATGTAGCGTACCTTGTGGCACAATATGATGATCTAGCCAAGATTGACATCGAAGTAGAATTGCTGGCTCACAAAGATCTAGCCGTGTGGACCACAAGGAAACAACAACAAGATGCGTATACTGCTCTAGTTGGTCGACAAACTGCTTGGAAACAAAAACAACAAAAAGACATCAGCGAGTTGGAACTAACTTACAACAATCTCAGCCATATTGATATTCAAGCAGAACTACAGGCACATGTGGACTTGGTCGCTTACACACAACAAGCCAAGGACATTGCAGACCTTGAGAAACTGATTGCCAGATGTGTTGCGGATGAAGCCAAAGAACAAAAAGTCATTGATAAACTCAGAACTGAAATTGAAGAACTAAAAAATCACAAATGTTATGCATGTGGTCAAGACTTTCATGACGCCAATCACGAAACAGTATTGGGCACAAAAGAAAAAGCTCTGCAGGACGCCGCACTACAAGCATTGTCCACAAATGGTCAGTGGATGGAAAATACAGATGCATTGGCTGCACTAGGTGAACTGGGTATTAAACCTACCACACATTACCGAACAGAAACACAAGCCATTCGTCACTCAAGTGAACTGGAAAACATTCAGCACAAGATTGATGCTAAACGTGCAGAAACAGATCCCTATGCTGAACAACTGGCAGAACATACACCTGTAGAGGTTGGCACACAACCTGTCACACATTACGATACAGAAGCACAGGCAGTTGATCATCGTAGTCGCATGAACACTCTGCTGACACAGATTGCCACCAAAGGTGAAGAGAAGGATCCTTACACAGAACAGATTGTCGAAATGCAACAACAGGCATTACAAGTTGTAAGCTACGATGCACTCAATGACCTTACAAGACTTCAAGAACATCAAGACTTCTTGCTCAAACTATTGACATCAAAAGATAGTTTTGTGCGTAAGAAGATTATTGATCAGAATTTGAGTTATCTAAATGCACGACTCACACACTACTTAGATCGTATTGGTTTGCCACATACTGTGAAGTTCCAAAACGACTTGAGTGTGATGATTGAAGAACTGGGTCGTGAACTGGACTTTGATAACTTATCACGTGGTGAGCGCAATCGCTTGATCTTATCCATGAGCTGGGCATTCCGAGATGTTTGGGAAAGTTTGTACTCGCCAATCAACTTGTTGTTTATTGACGAACTAATTGACAACGGGCTAGACACACAAGGCGTGGAAAATGCCTTGGCATTGCTGAAGAAGATGAGCAGAGAACGACACAAATCAATTTGGCTGGTGAGTCATAGAGATGAGCTTGCAGGACGTGTGGAAAACATCCTGAAAGTTGTCAAAGAAAACGGCTTCACTAGCTACAATACAGACATAGAGCTGGCATAAAATTTTAAAAATCAACTGTAAGGCATAACTATAAAGCAAGGATAAATCGCATACAACACATGACATGGCTATATCAAGATACCCCAATCGAGACGTTGCCCGAAGAGTGTGTTGGATTTGTTTACTTGATCACAAATAATCTCACTGGACGCAAGTACATAGGCAAAAAATTAGCAAAATTTAGCAAGACAACATACAAGACAGTTAAGCAAAAGAACGGCATCAAGAAGAAGAAAAAGATACGATCAAAGGTCGACTCAGACTGGAGAGAGTACTATGGGTCAAGCCCAGAATTAACTTTAGACGTAATCAAACTAGGCACCGAAAACTTCACCAGAGAAATACTTTTTTATTGCAACTCCAAATCGGAATGTAGTTACATCGAAGCAAGAGAGCAATTTTCAAGAAGAGTATTAGAATCACGAGA